GCAATCTGCAAACGACGGTTAAATTCCTTGTCCTCAGCCTCACCTTGCTTAAGGTTCTTGGTTGCAACATCAATCTTCTTAAGTTCAAGCTCCGCAGGGATTGCCTGAGCCTCCACAGTGAGCTTGCTAGCCCGTGCAGAGGACTCTTGAGCCTGCGTTTGCAGAACTTGAGTCTGTGCTTGTTGAAACTGAAGCTGTGCTTGTTGCATTTGCTGCTGCATCTGCTGTTGCTGCGGGTTAGGCTGTGCAGCTTGCTCAATGGCAGCCAAAAGCTCCTCTCGATTGGACAGATTCATGTTGTCCACGACGGAACGAACAAGAATTGGGTAGATAGGGGAGTCCGGAGGCATGGTTTGGAGCAACTGAGTCAACTGAGTGACTTCGTACTCTCGTGCAATGATGCCAAGGGAGCTAGAAGCTACAAACTTGTAGTCACTAACGGGGTAGGACTCAGGATCAAACTGCATGTAACGCCAAGCAGCCTTCTCTACAAATGGGATAAGGAAGGATTGTTGAAAATTAATGAGAGTACGCTTGTGACGCTTAATGATAGCACCCAAAGACATACTAATGCCAGCAGCAGTTGCTTCACCATTAACTTGTCCTGCGATCCCAGCCGAATCCACAGCTCCAGTAGCCTGTTGCACCATCTGCTGAAGAGCTTGCGACTGTGCAAACGTAATTTGGTTAACTTGTCCAAAATTGAAAGGACTAAGGATTTCACGAGGGTCTCCATTGGTGAGGATAATCTTACCTGGACGAATCTCAGGCTTTGCTCCACGGGGCAAACGAGTGGCGTCCATAGCCATCATAGGATGCACTGTGAGGGCGAGTGCGTCGATACGGGCACGTAGCTCCGTGTCCAGCGCCTTTTGGCTGTTGTAGCCCTTCTCACAGACTCCACGACCCCAGAAACGGCTGGGTACGATGTCCCAAGGGAAGGCAATGACGGGGCGATCCTGCATCATGTAAGGATTTGGCTCTGCTTTGAGCAAAACACCTTCATTGGCAATGACTACGATTGCCTCAATGTACATGGAATTGGAATCTTCTCCTTCGTCCTCGGAGAGTTTAATAATTTCAGCATTGTCCTCTACGGACTCAAGCAACTTACGGGGCACAAGACCATAGTATTTGGTCAAACGGATCTTATCGTCGTTGTAAACAGTCAGATCTTGGTCAGGTTCAAGGTCAGTGTCCGAAGGAGCATCGGCAATGTACACATCGGAGTACACACCCTTCTCCTGAAGCAGCTCTACTTGATGACGAGAGACAAATTCATCAATGGCACACCCCATAGCCTCTTCAATGCTGGTGGCTACAGGGTCAATGAGGAAGTTATTGGGCATCACAGGGCGAAGTTTGACGACAGTACGGTCCTTGATGTTGACACCTACAGCCTGAAGCTGTCCGTCCATCAAAGGCTGCGTAGCAGGAGCCATTTCCTTCTCTTCGGAGATGGTGATTTCAGCAATGCCGGTGCCAAACACAGCAGCATTGATCAAACATTCAGCCACTGCCTTACGTACTTTGGTTTTCTCAAAGTCTTCGGAGAGTTTATTGCGAAGATACTGGATGTCCCTACGGTCAGGATCATTCATATCGTCCGTAATATCAAACCACTTGCCTCGACCAAAGGTGGCTTCCTCAAGTTCAGCCACATTGGACTCCACTGCCTGCTGAAGTGCAGGGGCAATGATGCGTGAACGCTCGGAAAGACGCTCTACGTCGTCAGCAGACCAGATTCCACGCCACAGACGGTAGTATTCGTCGTGCTTAAGCTGGTAATTGCTTTCGTAGTGGTCACGCCATTGTTGGCACTTGTCAAGAACCCAAGAAGCAAGATCTTGCTCTACGAGGAGTTCTTCAGTCTCAGCAGTATAGTTTTCAAGCATTACTTAATATCCCGCTACAAGATCAAATTCTTCCCATTCGTCCACTTCAAAGTCATAAGAATAACACACTTTTGCCAATTGGTCAATATAGGCAAGACTATCTATCAAGTCATCATGTGTTAGAACGGAGGGGAATTGCATCAATTGGTCAATGAACTTAATGTTCCACTCACCTTCATTGAGAATAACCCTTCCATGTTCAAATCTACCCTGCAATGCGTGGACAACTCGGGTTGTTTTGTTGGTGTTCCCGTGGGTTAGCTCTTCTACCCTAAAGAACAAATTGTGTTTTTTCATCATATCAGTCAAAGGGGACATGATTGCTTGCTTGGCAATCCCCTTCTCAATACCCACAGCAATGGGTTTGTACTTTTGAACAGCCCAAAAGATGTTTCTGATGGTCTCATCAAAGGACCAACGACCACTTTTGATCTCTCTAACCCACCAAAGTCCCTCATCGGTGACCTTTACGATGGACATTGCTGAGTCATCAAGACGTTTCTTCTTTGCTTTACCTTCCTGTTCAAAGCCTGCAAGGTCAATGGAGATGTAATAATCACCCCCTTCAGGCTCCTCAGTGTCAAACTTCAGCCAGGACTCCTTGAAAAGCTCTGATTCCTTGGCGTTAAAGGACGCCATGAACTCTTGGTTGAAGATATGGGTTGACATTGACTTCTTTGCATTGTCAATTTCTTCCTTATCGAGCATTTCATTGTCGTAGCTGGTGAAATGATAGGCAGCCCAATCGGTATCTTCCGCCTTGTCTGCATAAGCAAAGAGTTCATAAAACCAGTTTCTACCTTCAGGGGTACCAATGAAGACTGCTTTGCCCTTTTGGTCAGCCAAAGCAGGTCTAATGATCTCTTCCCATACCGAGGACTTCATAAAAGCAGCCTCGTCCAGTACAGCCAGCTTCAAGGAAGCACCTCGCATGGTGTCCGGTCTATCTGAACCCTTGAGGGAGATCATGGAACCGTTGATTAATGTAATCTGTAGGTTATTTACATGGGAGGATCTAATCACAGGCCTTGCTAAGTCATGCAACAAAGACCACATGATGTCCCTGGCGTTACCTTGGGTAAGACCTATGTACCACACTTCCCCTGGTTTGGAGTCAAGGGCAGCTACAATCATTCTCCATGCAGCATATCTGGACTTACCACAACGCCTACCGGCAGCAATGACCTGGAAACGCTCATTGTTCTTCCAGACTGTCTGTTGCCACTTGAGTAGCTTGACGTTGAGTTCAGTCATCAGAAGGTGAAGTTAGTGGCTTGGTGGGGATAAAGGAGGAAGGAGATAATACAGGTAAACGTGCTTCCTGCTTCAGGGGTGATGGTCATGTAATCACCATCCGTCATAATCAGGAAAGACCCCAAAGGACCACCAAACTGAACAAAGTCAGAAGCACCTACTGATTTACCACCAAGAAAAGTAATGGTTGATCCATCGTGCCAAGCAGAAGTCACTGCTTTAGTGGAGCCACCGATGTTGGAGATAAACAACATAGTGACTTCGGCATGGTAACCCGTAGGCACTGTCAGGATAGTATTGGATACACCTGCTGTTAGATTCTTGCCAATACTATACTTCATTACTTGCAATCACCTTGGCAATGTAATCCATTCTCTTAACCACACCATCATTAGTGTTGTTAAGTTTTCTTTGATTGTAGTCGTTGTTATTCAAGAATTCTTTAGCAGCCTCTTTGAACTTACCTTGGTTAAACAACATACGGGTCTTTCTGGACTGCTGCCAGTCTCCCCTGTACATGGCACTTAGGATGGCTGCTTTAGTCTCCTCATTGAGAAATTCAAATTGAGGGGTGAGGTCTTTGGTTTGTCTTACAAAGGATTCATACACTTCAGGGAATGGTTTATCAAGGTAAAACCTTGTTTGACCCACACCTTTGGTTATCACACCCTTATCGTCCTTGTATTCACCATCACAGTACCCCTCATGGAGGATTATAGTTTCCATAGGGAGGGGCAAGGGCTTCTTTAGATTGTACACTTCACAGACCTTATCAACTGCTTTTTGACCATGGTAAATCTTAGGTTTCAAAGTATTCACCGTCTACAGCGTCCTGGGAGGGGTCTATGTCTAATGTATCACCTTGGTCTGTTGAGGAGGATACAAGACCTGAGATGTTGATTGTGATTGCAGACTTTCCATTGTTCTTTTGAATCTCCTGCTCAAAAGCAGAGACAGGTAGCATTCTATCCATAAGTAGTTTCCATGCTGCTGCTTGGTTCTTATGGTCATCATTCAGTGCTGCATTAAAAATAGAGTCAAGAACTTTAGCTGACTTAGGGGAGGCAAGCATCCTTTGCTTGTACTCATTGATGATTGCTGCATCACCCTTTGGTCTCCCCACAGGTCTGGGCTTAGGCTTTAAGGAAGCCTTTGGGGGTCTACCCTTGGTGGTCTTTCTGGTGATGACACCCTTCTGAGGTGTAGAAGACACAACCCCTTC